ACTTCAGTAAAATAGTTTGCGTTGGGGCGTTAATATCATCGTAAGAACCTGTCAAGAAAAACCACAAGACAGTTGTTAAAATCAACAGTTCGAGTGAGTAACGTTTTAATTGTGTCATTGGTGGGCCCCTGCTAGCCAACCTGTGGCGTTTACAATAATACCTAAAACAGCCGCACCAACTGATGTGGCAATCCACCAAATAAACTTTTTAGCGTCTTCTGCTTTTTGTTTTTCGTGTTCGTCAATACGGGTATTGGCGCGTGTGATTGCTATATTCTTTTCTTCTGCCTGTCGAGCAATCGCTTCAAGTCGTGCTGTGATCTGTGCCATCGATAGCTCATGCTTATGATCAGCATCTAGCAACTTCTCCATCGTTAAGGTAAGTTTGTCTAGCCGCGCGAGTAGCTGGTCAAGCAAAAGTGAAGAGTGTTGATTTTCTTGCATTAGTAATGCTCCTATAGTAATTACTTATTGTTTATCTCACTGGCAAAGACTGCTTTGCAGTGGTCTTCTTGCCAAAAGAACAAGCTGCGTGATAACGCACGCAACCGCCATGCACGTGCGCTTAATGTTTCATCTGCATAACCGAACCCATCGCCCTTAATATAACTGTCTGTCATTAAATCACCCATCAATAATGCTCCCATGCCGATCTCATACCATAGCTTTTAACCACGTCATCAGAAATCGACCCCTTACGCATCGCCTCGCTTAAAACCTTTGCTCTATTACCAACTTGCTTAGACCACTTGCTTTTCAGCATCAAGCGGCTTGCACCCTCATAATCACCAGAACGAATCAAAGACAGCGTATTTTTAAAAGCAAGCAGGGCAGGAACACCCATGTTATAAGACATATCAAGCAATACTGCCTGACGAGCTGGCACAAGAGAAGCAACCCAAGGAAGCGCGATGATCAAATCGTCCCAGTGCTTTCTGAGCGCAAAATTGAGCAGATAATCGGCTTCGTGCCTTTCAATTTGCACCTTGCCATTAACTACTTTACCAATTTCTGCAGGAAGCTTATGCGCGTCGATATTCCAACCGTAACCGATTGTCCGATATCCTGTACTATCGAGATACTCATTTAATCGTAACCCCTCATGAATCATCAGAAAATGAAGCGCAATCGTTAGTGGTGTTAGTGTAGACATAAAATAAACTCACATTTTTTAATGTGCTCTATCTTATTGTTTTAATAAATGATAAGCCTGTGCATATCACTACAAAATAACAACTGCTTCAACCATGATCTCACCGTGATAAAGTCCGCTGTCTAACTTCACAATGGCATCATCAACGATGTATGCACCGATACAACCAGCGATTTGGATTAGCCTCATCGTGCTGTAAACTGCATCCATGTTTTCATGCAGTTTTATTAAGATTGGCGAATAAATTAATACACTTACCTGCATCGTTCTTTTGGTTTGTGGTGGATTTCCTGCCGTACTAGACCCCTGATACAAAACACTGCAAAGACCGTCGTGCCCAATTTGTCTAATTGCGTCTGGATCAGCAGAAAAAGATACTGTTGGCATTGTTAAGCTTTGTTTAATAGCGTTAACAACGCTCTGCTCAAGTTGCATTGGCGTCATTTCATTTCTCAACATTTAAAGCATAGTTAATTTCTTGCGTAATTTTTTTATGAAGTTCGCCAGCAATGCTAGGCTTAATCTGATTAAATGCTTCAACAGCCTGCTCTTGAATAGAAAATTTTTCTATTGCAAGCGGGTGTCTATCTTTACTTGTTCGATGCCACACAGAGTCACCGCCACTTTTTCTATTCCAGTTACGCGCAACAAATGAATTGGCAAACGCAAACTTGCCTAATGTCAGCCCACCAACTGGCAAATTATTGCTCGTTCCGTATGATTTATTTCGCTGTTTTAATGACTTAAGTTTTGCAGGAGTGGCTAACCATTCCGCTCTAAACGATTCTTTAATACGTACATATGCAACAGGTGAGCTGCTACGAATCCACCACTTAGTTGTTTTTTTTGCATTACCAACAGAAACGCCGATACCTTTTGCTAGTACACGCGCCGTCTGTAAATGCGCCCAAGCTGCTGTTTTAGATAAAGCTCTTCTCTCTGCTTTTTTTATTGATTTTGATTTTCTGTCTAGCCATTTAACTAAACCATTTGTATTAAAATCAAAACTAACTGCATTTTTAGCTTGCCATCTACTTGCCATTTACTGCACCCTACAAAGCGCAGAAACCATACCAAAACTCGCAGCAGAAACCTCGGAAACGCGATAGGTTTTATCATCCAAAACGACAACAGCATTTGTAAAAATAGCCGCGTCAGCAGCTACTTTTAAAGACACCATATCTGGCGACAACTTATAACGTGCGACCTGACCAAAACTATCAGAGCGCACATTACGAATCACAACAGCTCGCACAAGCAAACCGTTGATTGTTACAGCCTCACCCTGCACATCCAGCAGAGCCTTAGCCGCAAGACCACTATACGACGGGCGCATTTGTTGGCTCAGGCGTTGGCTCAGGCGTTGGCTCAGGCGTTGGCTCAGGCGTTGGCTTTTCGACAACAGACGCTTTCGCGTCCGTGTCTTTTTTGCGTGAAAATGTCATCATACTCATGATTACGCTACCTTGTGCTTCATTGCCACAATGCGCACATTTTTCGGGTCATAGACGCGCGTCCAATTACCAGCGGTCGCCAAGTCAGTCAAATTTGGACGACCCCCAGTAGCAGTACCAGCACTAATCTTAGCCCCTGTGTACTTAACACCGCGCGGGTGCAACACCATCAAACGACGCATAATCATCACGTCATAACCAGCGGTACTATGACGGTCAAACTCCATTGCCAACGTATTCGGTGTGCCCTCAGCGTAAGCAATCGCACCCTCACCGAACAAATACGTTGTATATACACCATTGGAATCTGGCAATAACGTATCATCAATAAACACAAGTTTGCCCTGATAACGCTTAAACTCTGTGCCATCAGAACCTTTCTGCACTTCAATCAAGTCATCTTTATACAGTTTACGGAAGGTATTCGAATGCATCGCAACAGCAGTCAACTCACCGAACGCATCGCCCAGCTTGAACATACCATCCGCAAAGCTCATCTTATCGATAACAGCAGCGGCACCCGACAAAGCCGAGATATCATGCAAGTTACCAGCCATGCTCGCAGAACCAAAAACGCCCTTCAAAGACGTAATAATGCGCTTTTGCATATTACGATTCCAAAACTTAACCACACCCTGACCGACCACATCAGCAGGGTTTGAACCAGCCAACATACCAGCCAAATCATGGCTGCCCCACGCCTTGCCCAAGAACTGAGCAACAGCCACATCCTGACCAGAAGTAATCGCGTTCACGCTCAACTCAGTGCTATCACCGATTTCTTCAGCATCACCATCAATCTCATTCCAAAATGGCAAATGCACCGACTCACCACCAGCACGAGTACCAACTTGCACACGCAAATCTTCTTTCACCATGCCGCTTGTAAACAGCTCAGACTTAGTCTTACTTTCTTGGACCACGTAGGGCATAAACACTTCGGGAATCATGATGTCCTGTAATTTAGTAGCAGCCATTGCTTAACTCTCCATCTTTTGTAAGCGATTATATTCATCGCGATTTGACATAAATAAATCAGTTTTCTCAGTTAAACTCATTCGAGAAAACGGAACAACTGGCTTTTGAGCATTAACAATTTTAACGCTCGCATTCACTTTTGCAGACAACAACTTAGCCCCGACATCACCCAAAGCAGTCTTTGCCTTAATAAAGCCAGCCGCCTTGTCAGACATACCAGCAATTGCACACATCTCGATAATACTTTGCGCATATGCCAAAGCCTTAGCTTGTGCATCTGCTACAAAATCATCATCATCTAAATCAGTTAAAGGCGTTTCTTGTGCTTGCTCAGGCTCAAGATCCGACCCATCGCCAAGCACAGAATCAATGTCGGTATCAGACACTTGTGCGAAAATAGAACGAACGTTCTCGGGAAGTTTTTTGATGTCATATAAGGCTTTGACAGTAACAGTCTCGATAACCTCATCACAAAAACCCATCTCTAAACACTCATCAGCACTTAGCCAAGTATCAGCTGCCAGCATCTCACTAAGCAATGTCGCATCAATACCAGTACGCGCCTGATAAGTCGCAAACAGCATATTAGATACCTTATCTAACACATCTGCCTGCTCTCGCAGATCATCGGCGTTGCCAACGGCGTACGACCATGGGTTATGTATCATCATCATAGAATTTTTCGGCATAATGATTTTATCACCAGCCATTGCAATCAAGCTCGCAGCACTTGCAGCCAGCCCATCGATACGCACAACAATTTCAGCACCAGTGCGACGCAAAAAGTTAAACATTGTCAGCGCATCATAAACATTTCCACCGGGTGAGTTAATCGCAATATTAATTTGCGACACATCACCAAGTGCCGTTAATTCCTTAACAAAATCAGCAGCAGACACGTCCCACGCGCAAATTTCGCCATAGACACTAATCTCTGCTGTTTTCTTGTCTGCCAGCGCTTTGATTTCAAACCAACTCATAAAATGCCCCTCTTTTTTTTTACGAGTAGATTATTATTTTTTGGTATAAAAAAAACCTGTACAATTCAGGCATAAAAAAACCCCAATTAAGGGGTTTCTACCTATTTGGTAGTGCGTTAATTATCGCGCTTTTTTTGATGCTTCCGCTTTAATAAAATACCAGTTGACGCTCAACTGGTAAACAAACACAAAAAACACACCCAAAAACAGACATCAAAAACCAGTTGAGCGTCAACTGGTCATAACCCACCAAGCAAACGCCTAGCAACCTTGGCTGTTTGTTGTTTCACAGGCTCGGGCTTTTGCTCCATCACAGGCGCGATTGCCATACCGACAGGCAAGCTCCCTTTCACCACCATCAGCCCGATGCTTGCCAACATCCGCATACGTTCCGCCCTGTCTTTCAGCTCAACCTTTTCCATCTCAAGCATCAATTCTCTGTTTGATCCGTTAACATTAACTGTAATCTTAAACATAAACATAACCCTCAAAATCGGGGAGCTAGCTCCCCGATTTTACAAACGCGCATAATCTAAACAGACTGCGCCATGACTAAAAACCCACGCGCATTACTACACACAGCGTCCTCGGCGACAATCACATTAACCCAGTCGAACACCTCACGAATCGACTCAGCAAAGAACTCAGCACCGCCACCAACGATTAGCACATCATCAATATCACCAGACTCGGTACGCAAACACCGCTTAATCGACTCAAGCACCGACGGTGCAACATCCTTAACAGCACTAGCGACATAATCAGCAATCAACACATCTTTGCCCAGCAAACGCACACTATCACTACCATCACGCATCGCACCTTCTAGCAGCTCGACAGACACACGCGCCCCGTGTTCTTCTGCCATCGCACGACTGCAATGCTCTAAAATCACAGACGACGCACTCAAGCTCGTGCCCGAACTTTGCTGTTGCAAATCACCATTATTGATAACCACCCAATCAACACTAAAAAAGCCAGGATCAATCACCAACACACGACGCTTGCTCACATCAAAGCCGCTGCTATGCACATAATCCAAAAACCCACCCACAGGCTGCGGAATCACAACCGTTTTCTTGACCGTGACCGCACGCACATTAGTAACCTGATGCACCCCAGTCATCATGTCCTCAACAGACTGCTTACGTGCCGAATCATAAAACTGGGACACGGGCAAACCAGTCACCAGCACATCAATCACATCCACCTCAGACAGCAATAAAGACGCATGAAACAACGCCTTATAAGAATCGCTACTCGCATAATCAGCATGCAAAGAGCGTGACCACAAAGCCGCCTTATCGGGCGAAACCCCCGCGATATACTTCTCACCGCTCACAACCACATGCAAATAATCGCTATTTACCCCACCATCAAAACGTGTCCCAAAGCGTTCAGCTGGTGCTGCACCAGCAGGCAACACCACACAACGCAAGCTTGCATCATCAGCACTCATAGACAACTTCAAGTTAGAGTAACCGATATCCATACCCATTTTCATATTCATGATTCAAATCCTTTTTTTAACCAAAACAAACACCTAACGAATTACCTAATCCGTTACCGCTCAACGGATTGCCGACGGTTACCGCTCATGGGTAACGAATCAGTACATCCCAGCGTTTGCCCGCCACTTGCCAGCCTCGACAAGGTTTAGGCAAGCTCGAATGGCTTTTAGCGGCGTATGTGTGTAAGTCTCGCTAAAAGCTCCCTGTGTGGCGGCGTAAGCGATCTCATCGGTGTAGCGTTGTCGCTCGCTTTGGCTGGTTACATTCATGCGCTGCAAGGCGGTAGCAATGTAGCTGGTGTGTTGGCTGCTAAGTTTGGCTGCCATCTTGCCAACACTCACCGTCTGACCTTTTGCAAGTCCTGCCGTTGGCAAAAAACTTGCCAGCGGTTTGGGTTTGGATTTTTCAACAAACCCTTTTGACGGAGTCGAAAACAACACACCAGATTTTTCGCTCTGCTCGGTCTGTTTTTTCGCTGCTGGTTTTTCGGCCGATTCGGTTGGAGTGTTTAATTTCTGATTGTTATTAGGGATTGTTATATAGGGGGGGGAATTTTGTCCATCAATTTGGGAATTTTGTCCGCTTTTTTGGACAATTTGTCCTGTACTTTTGACCTTTTTCACACTGCCCAAGCTGCGTAAAATATCGTTTAGTTCACCTGCAATATCGGTTATTGTTTCTGTTTTTTGCTCAGCAATTTCTGTGTCATAGCCAAAAATATCAACTTGTACGCTAGGCTGCGGACGTGGCGGCTGCTTACGCTCAACTGTAAAGCAATCCTTGACAGCTGTCCTTTTCGCTTCTGTCGGTGGCGCAGCATACACAATCCCCTTGCCATCAAGATAACCATGATCTAACAAGGATGCAAGCGCACGCGAAACAGTCTTTTTACTCAAACCAGTGTTTTTCTCGACCCAAGCATTAGTAATGCCAAAAGAACACGAATTAACCGCGCTCGCGTATGCCATCAAGCGAATAAAAACAAGCTTTTCAGACGCGGTCAAACGACCATCAAGCACAGCAGCATTAAGCATGTACATCGGAAGGGTGGCGTATGCCACCTCAACCCCATTAAAGCTCATATTTTTATAGTCAAACATGAGCCGCCTCCAGAGCTGCTTTGGCGGCTTGTTTGGCAGCTTGTTTGCCGGTGTCTAAATCTTGCACCATTTGCGCCCAGTTAATCAAAGGCGGCAGTTCATCGAGTTGGCTGCGATACTTTCTAATCGTACTCACGGTCAAAGGCGCACCACCAAGAATGCACTCGCTAAAGCTATAATCTTTAAAGTCGCTCATTATTTTTGTAATGCTCGTCATTTGCGATTGAATCAGCGTAAGAAATTCCAGCACCTCGGAATACTGGTCAGCTTCTATGTCATCGATGCTGACAACATTAAATTTGTGCTTTACTGCTTCATACAGTTTTTTAATGTCGCTGCTACAAAACACCCATGTCTTGCACCAAAATCCAATAATGTTTTTGATTTCGGCAACTTGTCTAGCAGAAATTTTAGACACGGCGCACCCCGATTGACTCAAGATAGTCATTTTTCAGGTTACGAACAGCGATAAATATTTTTTGCGCAATGGTTTTTTTGACAGGACGCTTAACAGCGATTTTACGATACTCGCACATGCGTGTGCCAGCGATAGGGATAAGTTTATTCACGGTTATTAAACCTCTTTTTGAATTTTGCAAACCTGCTGCCCTCATGCCAATAAGGGTGAGCAGACCATTTGGAAGTTGGCATACCGATCAAAAAGTAACTCGGCCAGCATTGCTGCTGCTCCCAAACAGCCCACTCATAGAGTAGATTGCTGGTGGCTAGAAACACAAAAAGCCCATAATGGGCTTTGTTCTAACCCTTTTTGATGTCGGAATGCCAATTCCGTGTACCTGATTTAAGGTACGCTTTTAATATATAGAAAAATCAAAACATTGTCAACAAAAAAATAAAAATTTGCCAGCTTTACTCATTATATTTTTGGTCTAATTGCATTTTTGTATGTCCAGTACTCATTAGTGTCTCCCTTTTTTCTTATTTTAACAACGCCACCCCAAGAATCAATGTCAACAATATAAACTTCATCAAAATGTTCTAAAAAAATACAACGACCAGTTCCTATTGTTGCAATCATTTGTTTTTTATATGCAATGTCGTCATTTTGGGATACATAACGCTTTATGCTTTCAAGGTCGCCTTTATCTTTACACCCTACCCAGTCTTTTAATATTGTTCGCTCACTTCCAATTGTGAACGAATTCTTAATTGTGCTATTACTGTCTGATCCTGGTATCTTAGACCAATAAATAACAACGATTACAAGAAATATTAGCGCAAAAAATCCACGCAAATTAGACATCTGCTCTTTAGCTTCTTTTGCTATTTCGGTATCATCTTTTTTAGGTGCTTGAGTTGGTTCCTGTGTAGGAACAGGGGTAGGTTCTTGCGTAGGCTTGTTTCTTGCATCAAATTCAGCTTGCGTCATCTCGCCACGCTCAATTTTAAGCCAATCATTAAAATCCATTTTCACCACCGCCAAAAACAAAAGATAGCGGTATCTTATCAGATGAATTTTTTAGCCGAGCGATTTTTCTATTCGTATAAATAGCCAATGTAGCGACAATAACACCCATTATCCCAATATCTTGAACAGAAAAAATTGCCTCGGAAAGCATTAAACTTCAAAGCCTTCGTTCTTATAAATCATAGTACACCCCTTTTTTATTACTACACCATCGCCATCTGCTACTATTGAATAATAGCACGAGCAAGGTTAATTGGCAAAGTGCGCCGTAGCTTTTTTGTACCAAGGCAAGGCTTCGGCTTTTTGCCCTAACGCGCTGTAAAGCTCTGTTTCGCATACCTTGACAAGGTTAGTTAGTGCCGGCGGTTCTTTACTTTCTATCTTAGCTAAATTGCTGCGCCATTGGTTTGTATCTTTTTCGCTAAAATCACGCTCGCCTGTTTTTTCAATTTCAGACTCTAGCAATCCGTAATCTTGCGCTAATTGTGCGTGGTTACGTGCTTTAACGCCGTAATCAAATACTAAAGAGAGTGCGCCCGCAATAGCAACAGCGATACCTATCTCACTCGACTGGCTTGTATTTGCAAATACTGCAGAACCACCAACAATAACGGCCAACTTAGTTAACTTGTCTAACAGGTCATAAAACCCCTCGCGCTTTCGATGGTAAAGCGCAGACAACCGCACTTGGTACAGAATATCGAACCTTGACTGCCAAAGGTAATCGCTCATGTTGCTGGTAGTTTCTGTGGTGGTTTCTGTGGTGGTTGTGGTTTTGGTTGTGTTGGTTTGATCATGGTTGGTGGTTTGCATGGTGGTTTGCCTCTGCCGTCTTTAATAGTGGTTGGTTTTGTCGGTGCTTGCTTTGCCATGTCGCTGATCCGTGTGGTTTTATGGCAGTAGTATATCCATTGTTTATTTTGCGCTCAATATTTCGTTTAATCCACCCTAACCGCCCTTTACAAAAGGAGGGAATGATTCTCCACCCACTTTGAAAAAGGGGGTCGCCATGAGCTTGTCGAATGGCGGGGGGATTTTACTGCCATTTCATCGTCGCCTAAATCATTCACGGAAACAATCGCAACTGCTCAGTATCATTATCTTTCTTGACCTTGCGCAACAAAGCGGACGGCTTTTGACCGTTTTTAAGCCCCAAAGCTACCCTAAAATCATTAATCGCCCGATTCATGCGGGGCACGAAGAGAAGCTCACTCGCATGCTCTTTGCACAAGTTAGACATCGCGTCAAACCCCAGCATAACAAGCAGTGGATGCTTTTCCTTAATCCGTTTTGGAATATGTATACTGCGACCCCCATAGCGCAAAAACAACCGATTAGCATTACGATATCCGACCAACCGCACCCACTCCTCATGCCTCATTTCCAGCGTCTCCTCTTGACCTGACCAACAACTCCAGCAATTTTAGCAGCAGATGCATCGTCATCATCAAAAACACCTTGCATTTTCAACTTAGCCCCGATTGTATGCGCAAGCCTAAAAGCGGCCAAAGAATATACCGCACAGTCCAACGCCTCGTTACGCTCCTGCTTTTTCTCCCACACAACCATGCTTTTGCCCGCTTTGAGTTTTGTTACTAAGCGTTCGGCTGTGAGCTGGTTAAAATAACCGTCATCGAAATTGCCATTATTTGGATAATGTATGTAACCATCCCCAGCTTGTGGCATTTGCAGCCGTGCGAAAATCAGCGTCTTAGCTTGATGTGTCCCCACAATCTCGACCGCACGCCCACGCTTACGACGATAGCGCAACTTATTCATCCGCTTGCGCTCATCCTCGACCACGGTACGATGTGCGCCGTCCTCGCCCTTAATCGGGAAGCACCACGCCCGACTATCACAAAAATCATACACACGGTCACTCAAATAACCAGAATCGACCCCTGCCACCACCACCCCATAATGCGCCATAGTCTCTGCCAACTCATCCCACACAGCGTTTTGCGTTGGATCACCAGCGAGCAAGATATGATCTACAGCCCAGCTCTCCTCGTTAGCTGCAAACTTAAACACACTCATCTCAAGGCGGTCTTTTTGCACATCCACCCCAGCCACGGTCAATAACGCCATCGGCTCAATCGGGAATGCTTCCAAGCGTGTCATCAGCACATGCGCCTCTAAGCCTGTTTCGTTATCCTTCCACGATTCGGCTAAATAGGTATTGGCAAAGGACTTTAATTTGCTCGTGTCGCCTTGAGCATTTACCCACATCTGCGCGATCTGCTTCCACGTTAAGCCCAATCCAAACTTGACGTAAAAAGAGGTGATTTTGAATGAACGATGATGTCTAACCTGTGGCTGCTGTGGAATCCACCGCCCTTGCTCAAGCATGACGTTTTTAATTCCTTCCTCGATAATGCCACCGCATTCAGGACAGGCAAAATAGGCATCAGTTACTTGTTTTTTCTTTAGGTTTTCACTTTCATCGCTGGTCTTGTAATGAAAGTTACACATCAGCAATTCGTGAAAATGATTACAATGAGGGCAGGGCACAAACCTATGCCGCTGATCACCCTCTAAAAAGCTCTGTTCGATATGGCTGGTACCATCGGTGGTAGGTGTAGACACATACAGGCTTTTGGCACGGCTAAAGGTTTTTTGACGGTTTTCAATAAGCGTTTTCGGGTCACCCTCACCGCCAACGTCCCAAGGGAAAGCATCTATTTCATCAGCAGCCACGTAAGGGATATGTTCAGCTCGCAAACTATCAGGCGAATTAGCCCCCGATTTAATCAGGCGCATATTGCCAATTTCGGTTAAATCTTGACGGTTGCTAGTGGCACGGCTTTTAGTGTTTACCAGTTCTTTGAGTACAGGCGTTTCACGAAATAGCTTATCTAGTTTTGGGTTAAAGGTACGATCGCGAAGCTCTAACGTTGGCACTACCATCATCATATCCTTCTGCACATGATGAATGTTATAACCAATCCAGTTAAGCAAAATTTCAGTACCCGACACACCCGAGGCTTTTAAGAAGGTCACGGTACGTATGGGGCTATGTTCACTTAAACTGTCCATAATCTCGACCGCATGGGGGGCACGCATGTTATCCCACCTGCCAGGTGCGTTACTGCCAGATTCAATCACCCGGTACCGCTCCGCCCACTGCGAAACGGTTAGTAAATCGCGCGGTCTGCTGGCACGCTTAAACGCCGCACCTGCAAACGCCATTTTTTCACCGCTGGCAGCCTCCACCGCATCGCCTAAATCTCGCAACCAATCGATAGCGCAATCCGACAGCAGGTAATGAATGCGCGTCTCGTCTTTTTCGTTACCGACCGCATCCACCATCAACTTTGCAAGGTCCCGTAAATTGTCGGCGGTAACACGACCTGTAGCGTCATCAAAACAATCTACATCTGCTTGCTTAACAACATCCGACAAAAGTTTTTCATAGTCTTGCTTTGCTTTCACCGCCTTAATGCGGTCACGCTCTAACTGGGCTTGCGCTAGGGTTTGCACTGTTTTTACCCGTATAAATACGCTGGTAGCATTATTAAGTCGGGCTTATAAAGCGGTTGCCTTCCTATAGATGGCTCCCAGGTAGCAATGCTTTCATCTTGCTCACGACCGGCAACAAACCCTGTATCCCTAAATTCCTTAACCGCCGCCGCAATCAGTGCAACGCCAAGCGGTGCTAAATATTCCCGCCACAATTCAGGGGCGGTGCAACCACGCCCAATAAACACATGCTCCTGTTTGATGATTGCCCCGCCGTCGGTTTTATTAGATAGCCTGTAAACAGTACCGCCGGTTACCTTGTCCCCCATCCTAATAGCCCACTCGATAGAATCCCTGCCACGGTGCAACGGCAGTAACGACGGGTGATAACCGATACCGCCGAATCTAGCTCTTAACCTTGTCGCTTCGCCGATAAAGTCATGACTATGTGCCGCAACGATTAAATCAATGCCTTCGGGCATGGTAGCCGCGTTTAACGTCCCAGCCTGTATTATCTTAACCCTATCGTTATTAGAGGCAACCTGTAGCTTATCTAGCCTATCCCCGAATAAAACGGGGCAGCTAACGTGGCTTACTTTTACGCCGTCAATACCTAACAACGCCCTGTAAACCGCCGCGCCGAACCACTTTTGTCCGCATAATAAAACGTTCACTTAACGCCCATCCCATAATACTTAAACCCCTGAACCGCCCTAAAATGCCCACCGTATCCAGGCGTAGCCCCGCCACCTGCCCCGTCTGTTCTTGGTTTTTTTGTTTTTCTCATACTCGCCGAGCTCCTTACCTTACTACCACCCATTAACGCACACGAAACCTGCGCCCACTTTTTCGACCGCCTAAATGCGGCGCATAGGGCAGGGTGCGACGTGTGAAAATACGCCGCTTTTACCCTGCCCCCATACTTGCTACCGCCGCTAACGTAAAGGTCAAGCACCGCCTCTAAAAACCTTAAACCAACACCTGCGCCCTGCCATTCAGGCATAACAACCAGCCGCGACGCTCTTACGCCGCCAACCTCTAGCTTTGGTGAAACGCCAACGTGGCACACCGGCACGCCCTCGACAAAGCCAACGTAATATTCAGCGGCGATCATATTTGGAAGGTCTAAATAATAATGGGGCTTAAAAATTGGCCACCACTTCGTGTCAACTTTTTCAATTTCAAGAGTGAACCTTGGTCTACGCCAAAGAGCCCCCCTGTTAAAAGTTTTAGAACTGGTATCAATAACCCAATCAGGCTCTAACCATTCCAGAACGTCATAATGGCAGGACAATAGCACCGCTTTACCGCCTGTACGCCGCCACGCCTTTTGAAAAGCAAGCGAGCCAAACCTTGCAACCTGCCTATCAATAACGGACGTAAACTCGTCAATCACTACCGCGCTGGGCGCGTCGCATAAAATCTTAGCCATATCGGCCCTAAACTTTTCGCCGTTTGATAAAACGCTATAAGGCTTTAACCATACCGGCACGGAACCAAGGCCAACAGCAGATAAAGCCGCCGTTACGTCGTCAAAGTTACCGCCAGGAGCGATACAATCAATAATCGGCTTAGTGTTATCCCAGCCGTTAGGCTCGTAAATTCTAACGCCGTCCCCGAATATTTCAGCCCCAAGCGTTGTTTTGCCCGACCCAGACGGCCCGACGATAACGCCAATCCCCCACTCAAAGTCAAGGTCAACATCAATCTCAATCTCAAAACTCGCGCCACTTTCGGCGTTAAATAACGATTTAACTTTTGCGGCCCTAAACGAATTAAAATCGCTAGTGCTCCTGCACGCTTTCAGCTTTTTCATGTAGACACCACCTTAACGCTATACCCAAGCGTAACTAATTTATTAAAAACGACCTCTTGCTCCAAAACGTCCGCGCACATAACAATAACGCCGTGTTGCTCTTTATAGTTACCGTCCGCCGGTAGCTCCTCGCGCCCTTCCTCTTGGTCGCCGCCCGTACCGCCTAAAAAAATACCTAGCTCGTCATCGCTAAAACCAAGAATATCTAGGTCAAAATCGGCATCACTTAACGCCTCCAATTCAATCTGAAGCATCCCATCGTCCCAGCCGGCGTTTAACGCGATTTTGTTATCCGCAATAATGTAAGCTCTTTTTTGTGTCTCACTTAAACCGGCCAGCACTAAAACAGGAACTTCAGTCATTGCGAGCTTACGCGCCGCCATAACACGCCCGTGCCCAGCAATAATGCCGCCGTCCTCGTCAATTAGTACGGGGTTAGTAAAACCAAAAGCGCGAATACTGGCCGCTATTTGGGCAACCTGCTCGTCGCTGTGGGTGCGGCTATTCCTCGCGTATGGGATAAGTTGTTCAATATCCCTAACGGCATACTCATAAAAATTCATAATTACACTCCAAATTCATTACACCCCAAATTCATTACACCCCAAATTCATTACACACGGCAGCAGCAATCGCCGCCATGCGGTTATCTATGCCATGCACGTTCACAAGTACAGGCGCGAGGTTATCAATCAATCGCTCTATACCAATCCGATAGGAACGCCCGCCTTTTGAAGCACTGCCCGTCACGTCTGACTTGTTAGCCAAAGCACCACTAGCCAGTCCCATTTCAATCTTGAGCATGTTATTGCCGAACATCAAAGCCGCTTGTTTATACCTCGCCCTATCAGCACCCACCACTTCTACCGTTGCACTCATATCATCGTCTGTAACGCTCTCAGCTGCGTTATACGAGTCGGTGCTGTGGGTCTGCCCATGTTTTTCGCTTACATCACTTCTATGCCCCTTAGTGGCGGTCACAAGTGCTAAAGATTCCTCTATCTTTACCTTGCCATTTGGTGCTAACACCAATCGCCCCATTTGATGGTATCTGGTAACGGTAGATTTATTTACGCCAAGGCGTTTAGCAAACTGGGCTTTAGTTTCGGTCATTGGCTTGCTTTCAAGGGTGTGACAGCTTTTTCTAAACTGTGACAATTTGTGTGACAGGTTTTTTCTTTATTTTTCAATACTGTGACAAGTGTGACAGGTGTGACAGGTAGTATTGCTCGTGCGCGAGACGCTTTAATAGAGTTACTATTACACTCACGCGCATACGTACGCGCTAGGTTGTCACACCTGTCACACCTGTCACAACATTGATTTATAAACGTTTTACTTGTCACACTTTCTGTCACACTTTGCATTAAAGTTGTCACACTTAGGTTATTTATCGCCATTTTTCACCTGCTTAAACTCACTAACCGATTTAGAAAGGTATTTAGACTCGCCCTCGCCATCTATTTTTTCGACGGTGTTAGCTCCATTTTTTAGCGCGACGGCCAAAAACTCATCAGATGGAACGATTAACCTCGCCGTCACTCGACTGCCGGATATATAAATATTGGTTCTATGCCTATTTAATGTGCTACTTTTATCAACCCAGTTATTCATAAAACGTTCTTTCTGTTCATACTCGCCTGTTCGTTTGCACCACCTTTGATAAGCGTCGTAAAAATCGGAACTTAAAGCTGGGCATACAGGAAGCCCAAGCGCACCGTCACACCACGCTTCAATAAACAAACTAATAGAATCCTTACCAAGGTCAACTAAATCCTGTTTCGCTACCGTCATTGGTGGTTTTGTCCACGGCTTAAACCCTGTCAAATCACGCTGCAATAAAAATTGATGCAGTGCTGGTATGCCGCCATCTGCAATTTCTTGTGAAATATTTTCGTAGTAACTATCACCCAGTTTTTCGGGAGTCCAAACAACACAATGGCGGCGATCGTCTTCTTCTAGCATCACCGGCTGCTTTTCATTGGATAAGAAGACAAGGTTCATGTGATTGCGCTCTTTATAGGCTGCTAGATTTTTAGGGTTTACCCGCACCCATTCGCCAGTAATAAAGGCTTTTAACTGATTTTTTAGATGATACATATCCTGACGCGCAACAATTTCATCAGCAATAATGAACAGCTTGCGACTTGTCCAGTCACTATTAAACTTGTCCTCGATTGCCCCCTGATTAAGTACAATCGAATACTCGCCATAAATCTTACCGATAGCCTCGAAAAAGATACTTTTACCCGTGCCCTGCGCACCATGCACCACCAAGGCGGTCTGCATTTTTGCCCCATAATGCTTAATTGGATAAGCGATCCAGTTCAAAATCCAGTTAAAAAGTTCTTCTTGGTTGTCATTTTTCGAGCAAAGGTGATAAAGCAAACCAAGTAAATGTTGGCACTTTTCATAAGGTTTAGTTAATTCTGCGGGCTTTGTCGGAAAGCCCGACCATGTATTGAGCTTGCAACTTTCATCATCACCCGAAGGGTCAAAACCAACCTGCTCAAAGCCGAAAGCCCCACGGTCTCGCCATAACGCATGCCGCTTAACGTCATCCCAACGTACCCCTGCATCAAGTACCGCTAACATCTGGTCTTTTAGCACAATCTTGTTCGACTCTGTATCAAAAAGATACTTGCCCGTCCCATCAACTAAAGGGATAAAACGCTTAACAGCTTCATACAAGCTAATAACGGAACGATAATCGCCAGCCCCCACCCCCCCAAAACGGCCACCCGCCACCGTTGCAGCAGCTGGCTTAGGCAGTGCCACCGTCATATACTGTGCAAGCTGGGAAGCAACCAATGGAAGCCCACCTTGTGGATGTACGCGCAAATCGTTAAAATCGGTGAGTTTTTCACCGTTGCGTATATCGACACCCACAACCATAAAATCTGGCTTGACCCACTCGCCACCAACAGACAGGGCGGCGTTTTGCGCACTGGTTACACCGGGATTGCCGCTAGTTAAATAATCGTCATCGGCGCAAACAATCAGCTTGCACCTTGGATAAGCACCTTTTAACGCTTTTGCGACAGGGGTTAAGTTATTGGCATTAAACGCTACCGCCACTGGCAAGCCAGTCGCTTCGTGCAACGTCGCAGCCGTGGCATAACCCTCGGCTATTAAAAGGTGTGTTGTTGGCGTACCGATTAGGTGAAAATGCCCCTTCATATCCATGCCGGCAGGCAGGAACTGTTTTTGCGGTAACTTTTGCGCCTTGCGGTTGTACGAACGAACAAACTGCAAACCGAACAGCACGCCTTTAGCGTCGCGCACTGGCACAAGTACCGTTCCCTTGCCGTGTGGGTCAAATTTAACGCCGTACGCCCCGACCTGTTTTACCTGCAAATAGTCACTAACGCCGTCATCTTTGCAAATTGACCAAATTCCCTGCGCCTGTACGCAAGCGCGTTTAATCTCTTCTTTGCGCTTGTTTTCGGCTTGCTTCATTGCTAGTCTATGCGCGTCCGCCATTGCCCCGCGCTGCTCGGGCGTGATACTGACAGATTTATCCCACTCGACTTTAACCGCGTTATTATCCGACCCCTTCCAATACCCAAACGTCCCGACAATATACGTTTTGCCATCAACGACAAAGCTATGGAGCTTATACCAGCCCGCTGTTTTTCGCTTGTCGTCATCAACAGGGCACTTAGATACATCAACAGGACACCGCTTAGTCGTCGTGCGGTCGATTTCTAGCGCACCAACAATCAGCCCAAAACCTCGAATCTGATTTATAACACTTTGATAGTTATGATAGTTGCCCATTTTTACAGTGCTTTACCTAGAAAAATCCCGCGAGCTTTTACACCCGCATGAGTGCCAAACTCACAGGGACCCAGACGGCTTACACTTGGTTGAATGAAGTCATCATCATTTGTGCAACGCTGTAAGCAACAAGCACGGCTATTAACATAAGGGGCGTGGGGATTTTGTGTGGCGGTCATTGAGCAATCTCTTTGATGCGGGCAAGCATGGTGTGCATCGCTTGCTCGGTATTGCTAATCGTTTGTTGTATGTTGTCTAACTCACGTTGTGTAATGTGCCCGTCGATTAGTGCATCATCGACTGCCTTGCCGATGTCGCCGTTGGTGCGCCATACACGCGTGACCAATTCAAGGATAGCCATGTCGCTTGCAGGCGTATCGAATGCGACAGGTACAAGTACATAACCGTGATGCCGTGCTAACGCCTGCAAGATACGGTGGTCGCCTGTAAGGCTGACAAGCTTGTCAGCTTCTGATAGCGTTAAGTGATTCGTGTCGCAATGCGGATTGACTTTATTGCGTAATATGTTTGGGCGCATACCAAGACGTGGCGCTATCGATTCGCTGCCGCCTGGGTAGTCGTGGACGGTTGCATGAGCAGCATCTATTACATTCATCATGCACTCCTTGTGTTATAGCTTGTTGCTATTATTTAATGTCAGTAGCATAATAATCATCAAAGCGTTAATTGCCTTGATGATGTGCGTTGCTAGGCTTGTCGTATACGTCTGGTCTACTGACATATAACGGTATACCGAGAACACTCAGCATTAGCTTTGCTAGCCTAATTGATGGCTTTCGGTGGCCGTTAGCTATGTGACATAAGTAAACAGCTTTTGTCCCAAGCAACACTGCCTTTTGCTCGTAAGGTCTTAATAGTTTTTTAATCATGGCGCAGATAATAGCATTGCGCTAATTTTACAGCAATAGCATAACGCTATTTAATTACAATTAAGAAATAAAAATCATGACAATCAAAGAACTAAGACGCAATAAATTATTGCAGCTCGTTGAAAAATTCGGCAGCCAGAAAGAATTGGGTGAGTCCATTAAAAAGAACCCATCAGCGTTTAGTCAAATCATCAGCGGCAAGCGAGGCATGGGTGATACTATGGCGCGTGAGCTTGAGATCAAGTTAGATTTGCCAGTCGGGTGGTTTGACCACCACGAAAATATGCAGTACAAAATCGAAGATGGAAAGCAGGTCTCTTATTGTGTGTTAGAAGACATAGAAGCATTTAACAATATAGATAAAACCAATAAAATCAAAGATAAAAACAAAAGAACAGTAACAGAGATAGAACTGCAAATGGCGACGTTCTATTCGATGTTGACCATAACGCAACAAAAAGAGGTGCTTGCAAGAGCAGTTGATCTTTGGAATAAAAACAGAGAAGTCATTGAATCAGTATCTAAATCAATCAAACTAGACTAAACAACAAACCAAAAACACAAGCCCGCGCAAGCGGGTTTTTTATTGCCTAAAATAAAGTCATGACTATTTCTCAAAAAAATAAAAATAACATATTGCTATTTGAGATAGCATAGTGCTATTATTTGCACATGCATAATGTAATTTAATAAACAATAAGCTGCCAGCGACTCTTTGCCCGTGACAAAGACGGGCTTTTTTAATAAGAATGGGTACTGAATAAGCGTCATGCTTTTGTTCATGGTTGTGGTGCGTGACGTGAAATGCCAACGGTACCCATTCTTATTAAAAGCAAGGAATTGATTATGAAAACAATACAAGAAACAGATCGGTTTTTAACGTTTGCAACGCAAAGCGGCCAGGTTACTGTTTGCGCAGCAACAATCGGCGCACCAATAAAAAACAACAAATGGGATGTGGAAACAAACCAGAAAGGCGAGGTTCTTTTTGCGCTATGGGGCGGAAAACGTGCAACAAAAGCAGAGCTTATTGCAAGATTTGGAGCACCATTATGATTGCAAGATTATTATTATTCGCAATGATTGCTGTTTCCGTTTTTGTTGCTATCGTTGCCAAAATAGAGCACGGCGACAATAGCCGTCTAAAACAGATTGAAAACGCATGTTTTGAGGGTAGCTACATTTTGGATAATGTTGGCACAAAATATATGTGCATAAATTTAGGGAGATTCACGCATGAAGACGCGAGACACGATTGATTTTATCACGTTAAAAACCGACAACGACAACGACGGTGAATGGGTTGGTGAATTGGTGCTAGGTAATAACGAATACCCGATTATTAAGACCGAGAGGCACGGCTTTTTCTGCGCGGCNGTTGGGGCTTATCAAGTCAGCAAAGAGTATTTGCAGCAGAAACTGAACGATGCTGTTGGCAGTGATAAGACAGGGAATGATTATTACAGTTTTTTTTGTGGAAATATTGGCTTGTGCGAAGATAAACCGAAATACATGCCGCAAAATAACAGCAATCAACTGAAAACAGTATGTTTTGTGTGAGAAATTATAATCACTTGAAAATAATTCAGGAGTGGGAAGCGATCCTTCAGGGTGCGTTTTAGTAGAAAACAAAAGACAAGCAGAAAAACTTTCAAGTGAATATGGTGACGGAACGTATCAACCACTTTACACATTCCAACCAAAACGAGAGCCGTTGAGTAAAAGCGATTTAGGGATTTTTATAGGTGAATTTATCACAATGCCAATTCTTGATGACGCTGATTTAGAGATGTTTGTTAAGCAGTACCAAGAAAGAATTGAACAGATTTCAGCTAGACTAGAGTCACAAACAAATACATAGGAGTTAATTATGAACAACGGTAATAGATCGGCAATGCCTACTTACATAAATGATAAAATAGGTGTTTATAATACTATAAATGATTTAACTGGACTAACAAAACGAGAGTTTTTTGCAGGAATGGCAATGCAAGCTAATCGTTCACGAAGTACAACTTATGAATCATGGGAAGACTTAGCAAAAGACTCTGTTGAAATGGCGGATTCATTATTAGCGGAACTGGATAAATTAGCAAACGTAATATAAGATGAGCTTAATCATGGAACAACAAGAGCGCATCATTTGCGCAGCGATTAAGCATAAAGAACATGATATTTTTTGCGGTTATCGTCACGAAATATGCATCAATAAGGCAGCAAAATATTACCACAACACTGGAAATGCCAAGTCTTGGAAACAAGGCTTTATCACGACCGACAACGGACGTTTTGTGAATCGTGAAGAAGCATGGCTAATCGCTGATGCCGCTGGTCAAATAATCAATCGTGACCAAGGGATTGTTGGCACGCTTTTTAGTGAAAACCTATATTAAAAATGGATTAACATCATGACAGAAACACTGATCGAACAATTAGAACGCCTAATCGATGAAAAAATACGTGTTATTTCAATCAGCGACAGATTGTGGAATTTAGAAGATATCGCTATTTTTTTGAACAGAAGCAAGCCGCATGTTGTAAACGTAATCAGCAAGCAACCAGGCTTTCCAATGGCGATACGACTAAACAAAAATGACAAGCCACTTTATGAACCAAAAGACGTTAGACGCTGGGTGCTAAGTCACAAAGAAAAAACAGCCGCTTAACCAAGCAAATCAGCCACATCGTCTGCTTTGACTTGATAATAGACGTTAAGTAATATTTTTGTATCCATATGACCAGACAGCTTTGCAAGCGTCATCACATCCAATTTTTTAGCCAATCGGCTCAACGCCTCGCGCCGTGTGTCATGAAAATGCAAATCATGTAATGCGGCTTTATCTCTAGCGCGTCTAAAAATCGTATCTAGGCTTTTGCCTTGCAAATCAAAGCACGTCTTTCCACCCCTTGGTAATTGTGCCAATATCTCTCTTGCTCTAAGAGATAGCGGGACATCGCGCGAATGTCCGTTTTTAGTCATTGGCAGGTGCGCATACTTTTCGTGGGCATGATGCCAAGTAAGTCCGACAATCTCACCAGCACGCATTGCCGTTTCTATCGCAAATAAAAATGCCGCCCCAACACGTTGAGTCGTTGTATCAAGTGCTGAGTTTTTAGTGTAACCAAGCACTGAACAAATCAGATCAATTTCATCCTGACTAATTCGCCGCGTTCGCGGTGGTGCGTTTTTTGGCTTTTTGACATTAACAAACGGGTTAGCGTGCAACCACTGCCACTCCTTGACTGCAACAGTGCAAGCGGCACTTAATATTGACCATTCGCGCCTAACACTAGACTCTGAAACTTGCGTCAACCGCTGGTCACGCCATTTGTAAACATGAACCTCTGAAAAATCAGCAAGGCGAACAGAGCCGATATCCATGCTAGACAATAAATTAATGCGTAATCGCTCCCATCGTTCACCGCGCTTCAATACACTGACTTCGTCAACGTAACGATTGAGCAACTCAGCAAAGCTTTTATCTGGGATTCCGCCCTTGTTTTCGTTAACAATTGCGTTCTCGATAGCAATAGCCCAAGACTCTGCCTCAGCTTTTGTCGAGAAAGTTGCCGCCTTGCGAATACCTTTGCGTGCGACTTCTGCTCGCCATTTGTCACCGCGTTTTATAATGCTTGCCACAATTTTGCTCCGTCGTAATTTCGTCGTAATGATAACAATGAAATATAAGATAACGCAATGCGGATTTAATGAAGGCACAAACAAAAAAACAAGCCTAATTGCTTGTTTTAATGTGTTTTAATGTAGGTTTAATGAAATTAAATTAAGTAAGAAAAACTTAATTTGGTGCCTGAGGGGTGAAAAAAAACGAGTTTACTTTCACCGACTTGCGCCAGTTTGTCGTAATTACATCGTAATACTGCAAACTAGATTTATGAATTATAGCTATCGCGCGTTGCCTTGTAAAGATGTTTTGTATAAATCTACATCAAATACACATCAAACCAGCTACGCCGCTAAGTCAATCACTGACTCACAAGTGATCCTTGATAACGATTTGCCATCAAATATCAGATGTTCTACCTGCTTGATTATCGTGTCGATAACCTCGCCGCCTGTAGACAAGGTTACTTTATCACCGATACCGTAGCCCGCTGCAACCACGGTAATCGAAAAACGCCTTTTTGCTTGATGTAGGTACAACTCGGCTAACCCACGATGACGCAACGCCGCCGCGTCACCGTGGATATATTCGGTTTGGATACTTGGTGCCAGCTTGTTACCAGCACCAGAGATAACAACTACCTGCATTATTCGGCCTTAAACCAAATCATGACTTGATAATCAGCATCGGCATTTGACGGCTTTGCTGGCAGTGTTAATTTGTAAAAATTTGCCCTTGTTTGATAGCTTGCCTTCCCGATATACACGCCAAGGGGCGGTGGTGCGCCGGTGCCAGAGTAAGATAAAACAATATTACCACCGCTTGCCTTTGCGGTTCGTTGCGAGGGTGTACCACCAAACCACGTCATACCAACAAGCGTGACTACAGGCTTACTTGTGCTTGCCTCTGCTGACTCCACAAACTGTAAAACATCGCTCGCGCTAATCGTTTGATTTTCTGCAACCTTTGTCATGGTACCACCAGTGACACCAAATGTTACCGCCTGCTCGCGCCCGTCGTGATAAAGCGCGATGTAAACATCCTCGCCCCATGAAAATTGAGTCTTACCGCCATTATAGCCAGTAGGACGATCATCAATTTGCGCCGATAATTGCCTCTGATCTTGCGCCCCGTTTGGCGTGATTACAACTGTCGATACTTGTGCCATTTTTACTCCCCTTCAATAACTAATTGCAAGGCTTCCACCTTGTTATAAATAACACGAAACGCCAGCGGCTTTGTCGTATATGTTACATTTGCCAGCGCGTAATCATTTACACCACCAGCGACGATTCTATTGCCCGAAAAAACAGCCCCAGGTAAAGAATCAGATAAATAGCGGATGTTTACAATGCTGCTTATTGGTTTAGCAACGGTTGCCACGCCCTCCTTAAATTCAACCTGCTCTGTTTTTTTCAGGGTAACAGTGCCAAGCCTTGTAATAGAAACATACGCATCTATCTGTGTATGGGTTACGCTAGCTTTAGATGCGCCGTAAACGTACAGCATCCAATGGTCACCGACCGTTTCAATATCGGTGCTTATAGAATCACTACTGCCATCGCCAGCGTCCGAAACAATAACCGCGTTATAACCAACACCATCGACAAATGTTTCGCTTAATTCAAGAAGATCATCATCACCCAATTGCCACACAACGCCCGATGGTCGGTCAACAGGGATCACAACAAGGTCATTGCCACGCATAGCAACCGCCGCCCCAATATCACTGGCAACACCAGAAACCGCCGCCATAAATGATGTTTTGTCTGTGTTTGTTAACGCGATTGGCGACATTGGAACGCCTGGTGCAGCCTTTACACCAGCCGCGTCAAATAACGCCTTGGACGTGGTATAAACGCCGTCTAACGGCATTGTGGTTAAACGCCGTTGCTTTGTGTATAGTTCAACATCTACTTGTTTTGATGTCGCCGTCTTACGTGTGTTTTTAGCAACAAAATATGTATCTAGCTTCATACCAGCGGCGTTAACAATTGCATCGCTGTTAATACGCGCTTTTGCAGCTTCATCAAAAGATAACGACGCGCTTATTTGCCAAATGTTCTCACCCATAGATGTCGATACCTGCAAACGCAAAGGGTCAATTGTCCCGATGGTTGTTACAATTGACGCTGTTTGTGGATTCATAATTAAAAATTGATGATCAGCTACAAACGATGACGAAATAGTATGTTGTACACTCGCCTTGTTTTTTTCTAGCATATCGTAAGCTGCCAAATGCGCAACACTAACCCTCTCGATAGCGTAATAACGGCTTATCACGGCAGCGTCAATCAAAGCCCGCCCTGCATAGCTAAAGGCGCGATAATCGCCGATAATTTCATTTTTGTTATAGCTCGACGTTATTACACTAACCGCCTCATGTCTAAAATCGGCAGGTACAACAAAGCCCTTGTAAACAATATCCGCAGCATCGTAATGTGATAAAACGGCAAGCTCAATAATTGTTGATCGCCCTGCATAGCTAAAGGCGCGATAATCGCCGATAATTTCATTTTTGTTATAGCTCGACGTTATTACACTAACCGCCTCATGTCTAAAATCGACAGGTACAACAAAGCCCTTATAAACAATATCCGCTGCACCGTAATGTGATAAATTAACATCTTCAATAACCGCTGGCTGCCAATACTTAGAAAATGTCGACGACTGCAATATCTGAGATGTTTCATAAATGCTTGTGATTCGATTGAACAATAACGCTTCTTTATCTGCTTCTCTATAAAATGGCAAGTTTACAGACTGAAAAACGGCGTTACCCGCCCTCCAAAATTCCCATATATCTGTATTCGATTTTTGAATAACCTCTGGTAGTTTGTACTTGCATAACGTCTTAAAAAAATATAACGCCCTCTGATCGTATGGGATACTATGCACCAGGCTTGCAACCAGCGGCGCGAGCTGGTTATATGGGATTTTATGCGCCTTATTCACAACTACCAAACCGCTGTATGATGACACGGTTTTAACCAACATCGCGGGGGTAGTATATGAAGAAAGTAAGGTTTTAACCCTAACGTTGTTTGGTTTTTTAAGTCTGCCGCTACACGCTATTTCAGGGAACGCCGCTAAAAGCGTTGCCCTTTTTGGCGTTTTGATTACACCGCTACACGCTATTTCAGGGAACGCCGCTAAAAGCGTTACATTGTTTGATGTCGCACTGTTTGGCGTTACGATTACACCGCTAAACGTTATTTCGGGGAACGACGCTAAAAGCGTTACCCTGTTTGGCGTTTTGATGACACCGCTACACGTTATTTCGGGGAACGCCGCTAAAAGCGTTACATCGTTTGCCATTATGCAATAACCGTAATACTACCCGTGCCAGAGA